CTCTTTAGTTTCTTCAACTTCAGCCACTTCAGGCTGAGCGGCTTCGGTTTCAACAACTTCAGCCTTGTTTTCGACTTCTGCCATTTCACTCTCGCCTCCTTTGGCTTCATCTGCTTTCTGTGCCACTAATTCAAGCGCCACAGCGTCTTCGCAGGCGGGATAGGTCACAATGGCTGTGCCTTCCAAGTAATTGTTTTCAGACGCATCAATCAGAATCGTATTGTCATCAAGTTCTTCATACTCGCCAACGGCAAGCTCGAAAGAAAACTTAAGAGCGCCATCCGCAAATAATTCAGATATAGCCTTGCTAAGCTTTTTATTTCGCTTAGGGATTCTGGCATATCCGATAAGTGCGCATGACTCACCGATAACCTGTTTTTCAAACTTGTAGAACGAACCGATTTGCGTTGAATGGAATTCGCCTGTTTTTTCGTCATACAGATGACCAAGGCGATTGTAACTTCCGCTGATCAATGCCTTTTTATCAGCATACAGCGGCAGCCCAACATACCGCGTCTCATTACCGACAATCTCATCGATGAACGCTTCGGTAACTCGTGCTCCGTTAAGATTAGCCTCAGGAGCTTCGCAGATGCGAGCTTTTACAGTCATGAATACATCAGACTGCTGTATTTCGGAGATGACAGAAGCAAATGTAATTTTGCCCATAACCATTCTCCCTTTGCTTGCGTTCAGTGGGGGAAGACAAAGAGCGCAAGGCTAATCTATGGTGAAACACTCTGTAAGAGTGCGACCATCAAAAAAAGCTGGGACTTACACACAAAGGACGCCCAGCGACTATCAAGGTGCGCATTGCACAAAACGTTACAAAAAAATAAATAGGTGGCCGTTTGCAAGAGGCGCTGATAGAACTATAGAACTGTCTTCGGCTTTAGCGGGCCGTAACCGCATCCAACGTTGCCTTAAGGCGCAACAACCTTGTAACTCTCACGGTTTATTTAAAGTCGCCCGTAGTTACGACTGCCAGTCCATACTGGAAGATAAAGGCTTTCCGCCTCTTTCAGTTAAGTACTTCCAATGAAGATTATTTGCTTTATTTCTAACGCCACGACAAACTGCACTAATTGATCTTGCACAGGTGTTTGTATCCTTAGCTGCAAGTTGCACAGAATCATAAACAACTCCAGTTTCAATACACATTACCTTTTTGGCACTGCTTTTCCAGTTGTTTTTCAACTTTTCTTTTGTTTCTTCTGAATGATGTTTGCCATAAAACGGATTGTTGTTTGGATTTTTAAATAGCTCTTTCTTTTTCTCACTCATTATTCTACGGGCTTCTTCTGTATGATGTTTGCCAAAGAAGCCATTGTTGTTCCCAGAGTGATCTTTTCCGAAGAAATAATTATTTTCACCAGCATTCTTTCCAATTTTTATTTCAGACATTTTTTTCTTGGATTCAGAAGTGTGCTTCTTGCCAAAAAATGGATTATTTTCACCTTTCATTGTTGGTCCACCAGAAAGATGATTGTAACATTCGCCTTTGTCTCTAAATTGAGATATGTATTTTTCTTCTAATTCGTTAATGACAGATGCGTCATTACATATCTCAACAACGCTCATTTCAAAATTTTCAGAACCATATTTGTTATATGCGTTTTGCAAATGATTATTAAAATGATTGTTGTTTTCTAAAGCGTTTGAATGACGAATGAACCTATTATAAAATCCTTCCGTTGTTTGACCAATATATTTAGCGTTATTTGTCGTGTTTCTAATGCAGTAAATGCCGCATTTGTTTTTATCTTCATCGGGTATAGCGAAAATCATTAAGTATCATCTCCCATGGAGCCTTCCGGTCGGGATGGCTTCGGCAACTTGCCTCTGACTGCAGCTTCAGGGTCGGATGTTCTGTCAGAATCGTCTACGGTCGGACGTCCAGCGCCCTCGTTACTACTGACTGAAGTTTGTTCTCTTGGGAACATCACTTCATCTGTCCCGTCAGACTTTTCCTTTTCTCTCTTTGTCCGTTCAATCTCAAGTGAGTACCCCTGAGTCTTGATCATGCTGTCAGTGGAAATAACACCCTTCTCCCATAATTCAACAGCCTTTTCCCTTAAAGCTTTTTTACCTTCCATGGATAAAGGCTGGAAATGGAATTCCGGCGTCTCTTTTAAGTTGTATGTTCCAGGAATGCTTTCAGCAAGACGAACATTGATCTGCGTCATCATGTCGCAGAACTCATCACGAATTGCATTGATTCTGGCTTCCGCTGTCTGAGTAGAAACCTGAGCTGACGCAAATGTGGAACCGTCTTCCGAAACACCCGTAACCAGTACTCCGCTAATTCCTCCGGCTGCAAGAATGTCGTTGTTCACATTTCTATACTTGTCCCACTGGAAAAGATCGTCCATGTCAAATTGAATGGTGGTTGCTTTTGCCAGATGGTTTGTAACAGCAAGGGGAGTACCGCTCATAGCGGAAAGGAATATCTTACGGACGTCAGCCAACTGAGGCTTGTCCGGAAGAATATCATTTACCTTGGAGCTTTCTCCGTATTGGACATGAACAAAGCTTCTCTTGCCAATGTTCAGCATTGCGTCCTCATAGCTGGAAATCAGTTCCTTTTTGGCTAAAGGCCGAAGAGCGGACGCAATAAAAGGAATGGCGTATCTCTGCCAGCTTTCTTTTGATCCCTGTAAAACAAAAGTATTGGCAGGATCGAGCTGTGCATACTGCTGATTATTTCTAACCGCATCCTGTATCTCTTTCGGATAACCCTTTAAGATGTAGTCGTTCTGACTGTCCTTCGCAAATTTCTCGTTAATGCTGTAAGGCTTCATCTGAATTTCAGTGAGAATGCTCTGACAGTCATATTCAACAATGGGAGTCCCATTGAACATAGTATTACCGATTCGCCATTTGTTGACAGGAAGGGTAATAAGATCTCCGTCTTTCAAGTAGCAGCAAACGTTGTTATACTTCCAGATTTCCAGCATAATTGCGTCTATCTTTTCTCTCAGGCGCATCCGTTTGTACTGCTCTTCATATAAAGCGTATGTTTTTTCTTTTGACCCTGTAAGGTACCAGCCGGAACAGGTAGAGAAGGGAACATACACATGCTTTATAATTCCATGAACAATAGGATCGGAATCTGTATAATAATCAGCCAGCTGATAAAAGCTTTGAATGTTTGTTTGCTTGTCTCTTAAGATAGCAACATAATCATAATCGGAAAGTTCGCCGCTGAAGGTAAAGTTGGAATTAGAAAAGCTTTGGATAGTGTCCATATCCTGCTCTTTTCCTGCACCTACAACGACATTGTTCTTCTGAGGCTGAACCGTCTCAGAAACCGTATTGCGGTTGAATAACCGATCAAAAAATCCCACGGGACTCAGCCCCTTTCTTTAAAATTTTCCGAATGATCTGGCAATACGTTTGGATTCGAAATCATCGAATCCTCCCGTTATTCCCACACAGACAGGGCCGCGCTTATGTAAACGCATACTCTCTTTTTCCAGCTCGCATATATAGTCGTTTGCCATTGCCAGAGAAGAGTATCTGTCCTTGTGCTGTGTTGCCTTGGGAACATCGTAGGTTTTATTGCCGGAAGAAGAAGTCTTCTCGACGATATTGCCCATCTCAAACTGAAGAGCATCCGCTTCTATAAAGTTGGCAAACTCTTCATCAGACATACGCTTCAAATCATCATCTATCTGAATCTGCTTGTCTCTCATGATTCTACTGTTCATAGGAAGTTCGATTGTATGCTTTTCGAGGGCTACACGTAAGTTTGTATAAATGCGCTGGTTCAACTGGTTCACAGCCCGGAAGGGATGCAAAACCTGTTCAGCATCAGGATTTATTAAAGGCATGTCATCTACGACAAGGGGAGGAAACTCTTTTCCCGATAATGGGTCAATCCATTCCTTGTCAAAGAACCGGTCGAAACTGTCACCGATTCCTCTGGCGTCATAGATGATCTTTTCCGTATTCGGAAATTTAAGATGATAGTATCTTCTGACTTCTTCTGCCAAAAAATCTAACGGTTTACCGTTATAGCTTCGGATATGAACAAGCTTCTTAGCAAAGGAACCGTCCGACCGTTCTGTAAACTTCTCAACGGTAAGGATAGAGTTATCCGATCCTTTCGCCTGAGAAGTTGCGATGTCCAGACAGATAACGTATCTGGATTTGGAATTCTTCGGCTGTTCCATTTCGATCTGTTCCAGCGTTCTGCATGGAGTTGTAAGATCGAAAGGAAACGCCGAATTGGAATTGGCTCCTACAAACTTGGAACCGTATTCCATCTGAAAGATAAGATCCGGCATTCGTTCCTTTTCTTTCATAAAGAAGTCCATATCCGTAATGCCATTGGCAGCAGCGGAACGATAATCCAGCGTACAGCAGAAGGCTGTTCTGTCGCCTCTTGCCATACGGGATAAGTCCTTCATAAAGTTGTCGTAGTATTGGTTCGATTTCTCGCAAGCCGATGTGATTGTTATCGTCTTGGAAGGGAAGTCTTTAAAACCATAGTTGAAACAAACTTCTCTTGTTGTGTTTCTGATAGGAGAAACAACAGCCTCCAGTACTTCCTGATCCACGTCCAGAGCTTCGTCCACGATGATTACTTTCGCACGAATACCACGAGCAGAGTCAATAGACGCAGACATAAGCTTACTGCCGTTTTTCAAAGTACAGGTTGAACTGTCTTTGGAAACCTGAACCAAACTTTTTGAATTCGCCGCCAGAATTTCATTGGCGATGTTTGGGTTTTGTTCAGCTAATAATTTAAGTTTGCTTAACGCTAACGTTGCCTGCTTTGCCGTTGCGGAAACGATCAAAACAGTAGTCCCAGGATACAGGACTCCAATTGAAAAACCGGCTAAAGAAGCCAGCCACGTCTTACCGTAACCACGGGAACATGTATCCTTTGAGTCTATGCAATTGCCCATCTGCCGAAGCATTACATGTTGCGTTCTTGTAAGTTTGATTGGAGGAAATGCGTCTTCTACACGAAGATATCAAGATGCGTCCTGTAGAACATCAATTGTTCTTCCATTGTCGCCCAGTTCGTTATTACGCCTGGTCTTGCTATCATTTGGCATCACCTCGCTTTCGGCGTAAACAAAAGAATAACCTCCAGCGCGAGGTCTTATCCCTTTTAACACTTTGTAAATATTGCTCTGAGGTATATTGAGCTTTCTTGCTGCGTCATTCTGCGATTCAAAAACAACACCCAACTCAACGCATAATATTTTTCTCATTGGGCGTCCACCTGGACGAGATAACTTTCTTCCTTTTAGCTTTTCATAAGCTAAAGAGCAAGGCTTTCGACCATGCTCTTTCATTGTTTTGCTAATTTTTTGTTTTGTCTCTTCGGACACAACAACTATTCGTCCTTTTTGTCCTTCGCTTATACGACGACATGTTTCTGCAGATCTTTTTCGTCCGTAATGTGGACTTAATGGACCGCATTTACCAAAGGAAGGATTATTCGCACCTTTCATTGCTCTGTTCGTAGAGCCTCCTTCGGCAATGTTGTAATAATCATCGCGTTCCGTAGCTCTAAAAGCAGAAATAAAAGCAATCTCCATCTTATCTAATTCTTCTGGAGATTCTGCTCGATAAAGAGTGTATCGTTTAAAGTTCTCATAACCGTATTTTTCAATTGCCTTTTTGATTGTTTTTCCCGAACCTATATATGAGTCATGTTCTGTTTTGCACTTATGCTGACCTATATATTTTTTGCCGTTTACGAGGTTAAGTGTAAGATAAACGATACCATACATATAACTACCGCCTTAGTTTCCAAGATCAAGCGATTCAACAATATACCTAAACTCGTTTATGGTTTTGTCTACGTCATCCTTGGGCCATTCTATTTTTCTTTGCATAGGATGACCGTTGGATTCACAGTAGAATGAGATTTCAGACCATGAACCAAGACCACCCTTATCGCCGGGTTTACGTTTACACGCAGCAAAGTTACCCGTCTTCATCAGAAGGTCGTATTGGGCAATAGCATCCTTAACATCCTGTAAGGAGCATCTGCCTGTCATATAGTCGTTTTGAACTTTATCCACCAACAAAGAGGCTTTGGCTAACTTCTTGGCGTTGTCTCTTAAAGAAGTGTCTGAAAGTTCAAAGTCCTGTTCAAGACCTTTGTAGTAGTTTTCAAGGTATTCAAGCTCGGCGGGTTTGAATTCGCCGTTGAAGAACTCATTATAAGTTTTAAGATCCTTGTTTTTCGGCTTGGACGCATCCAGCTCGACAATCTTCCCAACTTCCTTTGCCTCTTCATAATTGTTGGCGTTTGGATCTTGAGAATGATCTTCAAACTTATAGTTCTGAGTTAAACGGAAAAGATCAGGCATGATAGAACAAGCGATGCTTTCAAGCAAAACGTTCCTTCTGTCATCGTTTGACTTCTGATAAACAGTGGAACTGGCGGCCTGAACCTCCGCTTTCTTCATGGCGTTTTCCCATACGTTTTCTTTCCACTCCCGGTTGTTTTCCCAGAAGTATTTTCGCATCTCGTCTTTTGTGCGGATCTTTGCCAGACATTGTTTACACCATGCATCTTTTCGACCGTTATCATGCCAGTCTTTGTTTGAAAAGAAGTTGGATAAAAGTTTTGTCTGTCCGCAGTGAAGACACATACGGGTCTGCGCCGGTGGCTTTCCTTTTTTCGGTTTTGATAATACGTACATATTATCACTCCTGCAGTACGTTCATAACATCTTCCTCGCAAATAGTCTTCTTCTCGGCTGCGGAAAGCTCAGACTCCTTTACCGATATATATCCTTTTTCAATTGGAAGCATGTCAATTTGTTTGTGAATTCTCTCGTTTCTAACCTGATTGTAGAATTCAGCCAACGCTATAAATAACTCAGGTGTTTTAGTGTATTTATAACGTACTACAGGATACTTATTGTCTTTCTTAGCATAAGCGTAAGAGATCCCCTTATCTTCCAGAAACTGTACCTCACGTCTCCATTGAGTAGAGTACTCTTTATCAAATGCCTGCTTAGGGATGTCATTCATATTTATCACTCCATGTAATCATATTTGGGAGTCTTTCTCCTTTACGGTCACTTTCGGAAGACACGCTAAAAAAAGATAAGAAACGATCAGCATTTCCTTAAAGAGATTTGCGAATCGTTTCTTTTTCTTTTGGTGTTGTGGGAAGAGATTTGAATTTGGTTGTGGATGGGAATTGGAAGGAGAAAGGATTGGATTCAGAGAACGGAAGGGAAGCGATTTGGGAGACGGATTTGGAAGGAGAGGGGATTGGATTTAGAGGGCGGATTTGGAAGGGAACATATATGAACTCTTTGTGAAGAGTGAAAACTTTTCAGCGTAAATTCGCTGGAAACAATAAGGAGGTG